ATGTGCCCGTATCCCGCCACTGGGTGGCGTTAAACCTCCCACGCTCGCGCCCGGAGGCTCTACGCCTTGTGCACGCATACGGCGATTCGATGGCGGACACCCTGAATTCCGGCGATTTCGCTCTTGTCGATACCGACTACACCGTGCCGGATGTGGATGGTGTCTATGTTCTCAGTGCCAATCAGCAACTGTTCATAAAACGGGTTACGCGGCGCATGGATGGCCAGCTTGAAGTGAGCAGCGACAACCCTAAGGTGCGAACGGTGGACGTGCTCAATGGCACCTACCAAGTGCACATATGCGGACGTGTTGTCTATGGCTGGAACGGGAGGCGGTTTTGAAGGTGGTACAGCGCACCGGCCGCAAGGTCCGCACAGGCGACACCAATCAGAAGTGGCAGGCGTTTACGGGTTCCCTGGCTTTCACGATATGCCTGGCGCTGACCGGTTGCAGCGACGATGCGCCGCCTAAAGCAGGCAAGAGCGAATGCCCTCCGCTTTCCGGCGTACCCATCAATGACCGTGGCCCGATGCCCGATGTGCGGGATTACGAGGCATTCCGCTGTGAGTCGATTGACCGGGATGCCCAGGCCAAGAAAGAACGCCAGTCCCGCGAAGATCGATTCGCAGCTGAAGCTGCCCGGGTTTCTGAGCGCACTGGAGGTGGTCCCGTGATTGCCCTGGATTCCCTCCCTGCGCATCGCGGCGGCACTCTTCGACAAATTCTTCTGTCGCACGGTCTAGAAATCGTGCATGTCAGCGCGCAGGAAGCGAAGCCAGCAGTGATGCCTGGCACGGTGCCGGGCGATGTGCTGATGACGCTGGAGCTTGTGGGTAAGGCCAAGGGCTTGGCGTGCGGACTCAATGACTACGTGGGCTCGCCGTCAGCAGCCAGCGGCCCATTCATCGCCGAGGTGCTCTATCGGGATGGCGCGCAGGTGCTGGACGAACGCACCGACCCCCTGATGTATTGGGCCGCCACGGGCAAGTGCGCGCCAGGCTGAATCACTTCTGGCGCAGGGCAGCGCCCGGCACCAGATAGTCGCCAGCTGCCCATGAAAAAGCCCGCTGCGTGCGGGCTTTTTTGTGGGTCAGGCGGCGCTTTAACTCGCCGCAGCGAGTGAGGCAGCCGCCTTGCGCTGGTCCAGCATCGAGACTGCGCCGCCGCGCATCATGACGAGGGCGCCGGTCTGAGTGTTGCGGGCCAGCGCGCCGATTTCGTGGCCGCGCTGCACGGTGCCCAGCATTTGCCAGCCCGGCAGCTCCACCCACTGATAGAGACGCCACGGCCCCGTGGCGTCTACCGTCAGCTTTGCCCGCTGGCTCATGCCCGGCTGTACCAACCCAGCCGAACCACCTCGGCCACCTCGATGGGCGCCCCGTCCATCTCTGGTGTCTGCAGCTCGATGAAGTGGCCGTAATCGTTGCTGTAATTGGCGCCCTTGGCGGTGCCCAGCAGCTGCCAGTCGCCGTACAGGCTTTCCTGATGCACCAGGCCCTGGGCGCCTGTCACGGGGACGGCCTGCAGGGCGCGGGGGGCGGCGGCGGTGTTGGTCGCCGCATACTGCACGCCATGCATGCCCGGCTCGGTCTGTTCTGCGGCCCAGATATAGGAAATTGCGGTCATTGTGGTTCTCTCTTGCCCCTCATTGCCGGGAGGCGCCGGGCGGGCTGAATGCCCTGTGGGTAATCATGCGGCCAGCTTGCCCTTTTTCACGGCCTCGCGCAGCACGCTGTTGACGCGCGATTGCCAGCCCGTGCCCGTGGCCTTGATGGCCTCCAGCACATCGGCGTCCACGCGCATGGTCATGGGCATTTTGGGTTGTTCCAGCGGGGGCCGGCCACGCCGGGCCAGCGGTTGCATGCCGGCGAGCATGTCGCCCGTGATTTCCATGGTGTCCGGGTCTTGTTCGATGCCCCGGGCAATGGCGGCATCTTCGGCCGCCGTGGGCTGGATCAGCCCCTGTTTCTTAGATTGCTTCATACGCCTTGACCTCTCTGGAGTTTGCCTTGCGGAGACTGACGATTCGCATGGTCTGCCCGCGCTGCACGAACACCACAACGTACAGCCGTTGGCCGATGACGGTGAAGCCGATTTCTCGGACTTCACCATAGTCCCTGCGGTCATCCGGCATGCACAGTACATCGCTCCATTCAATATCCGCCGCCAGGGCCAACGTTACGCCGTGCTTGTCGATGTTCGCCTGGTCTTTGGCGGGGTCGAATTCGATGTCCATGCGAATTATTGTACGTACACAAAATGCGATGTCAATTCTTTTTTTGTATGTACGTTAATCCTTGTAGTCCCAGCACCAGCACCAGCACCAGCACCAGCACCAGCACCAGCACCCGGGCCAGGGCCAGAGCCAGAGCCAGAGCCAGGGCCAGAGCCAGAGCCAGGGCCAGAGCCAGGGCCAAGGCCAACGCCAAGGCCAGGGCCAGGGGCAGGGGCAGGGGCAGGTGGCAGGGGGCAGGGGGCAGGGGGCAGGGGGCAGGGGGCAGGCGGCAGGGGGCATGGCATCAGGACTAGCCGAGCGATTTAAGCGGCCTGTATCGCGCGTGGACTCCCGTTGGCCTCACCCCCTTGACCGCTCGCTTTGCGGCCCGTGGTGGGCCGCTGTCCGTGCCTGGGAGGCACTGTCGCACGCCCCGGGGCGGCGCATATACACCCGAACCCCCGTGTCCCCCCCTCGGCGCGCGGTTGAGTCCCCGCCGCACCTGCGCGCTAAACATGTGGCTTTCGTCGGGGGTGTCGGCACGCTGGCGCGCAAGGCGTGGTGGCGCCTTGCAGCCGATTCGCTGGACCGTTTCGGTGTCGGGAATCGTCGGGAAATGCGCGGTTTTGTCACATGGCGAAATGTGGCTGCGGCGCACAAGAAAAATCCCGCGCTGGGCGGGATCGGTGGCGGGGTCGCTGGCGGTCATCGGCTCCAGCGTTTGCCTGGTTGCCGCGTCTTTTCGCCGCCGGCCCGCTCCATCTCCAGGCGTGTGGTCAGGCCGTTGTCATCCAAGGTGTGCTCCACGGTTTTGCACAGCCACTGCTCGCCGTCGATGTCTTCCTTGAAGCCGCTCACGGTGACGGGCGATTGCACCATTACTGATGGGTCGCCGATGGCCAGGGTGATCTCCAGCGTAGCGGCACCACGCTGCAGGCGCCCGCGCTCGGCCCGCGCCGCAGCCATGGCGTCATCTTCGGTGGCGTAGCTGTCCTTGAGAGTCTTGAGGTTTTCTTCCTCGCCGTCGATGGCGGCCTGGCGGGATGCGCGGCCGTTGTCGTGCCAGTAGGCCCGCACGCCCGTGTAAGCATCACGCGCGGCGGTGTGATAGCGGTGGCGGTCCCCGTCCTGGCGGCGGATCTGCACGGCGGCCAGCTGCTTGCCGCTGGCATTGCGCGTGCTGCCGATGGGCAAAAACACCAGGCGCCCCTTCTTGACCGTGGCCACGGCGTCGTGCTGTCGGCCCAGGCGCGTGAGGAAGTGCATATCGCTTTCGTTGGTCTGGTCGATGTGCTGCACCGGCAGGCCGGCCAGGGCGTCGTCCACATTGGCCTGCATGCCGTTGCGCTTGGCGATGTCCCGCACCACGTTGCCCAGCGTGGCGCCGTGCCAGCTGTTGCTGGCCCGCTGGCGCAAGGTCTGGCGCATCTCTGCACTGCGGGCGCGCAGCATGATGGTGTCGGGCGCGCCGCTGTGCTCGATCTCATCAATGATGAATTCGCCTTTGTCCCACCAGCCGCCGCCGCGCGTATAGCCGAGCTGCAGCGCCAGGTGGGCGCCCACGGGCGGGAGCGCCAGGCTGTCGCGGGAATCGTCCAGCTCGATGTCCAGCTGGTCGGCCTTTTCGCCACGGCTTTCGCGCAATGACAGGCGGATGAGTCGGCCGCGCAGGTTCTGGGTGATGTTGCGGCCGTCCAGCAGCAACTGGTAGTCGGGCTTTTGGTAGACGCCCTCGGGGTCTTGCAGATCGATTTCCATGGCCCTGCCTTATTCCATCCACCAATCCCAATCGTCCCATTCCTCGTCTGGCGCGCCATCGCCGCCTGTGCCGCCTGATGGATCAGCCTGGCGATCATCGACGCGCGCCAGCTGCAGCGTGAATTCGATGCGTCGCGGCAGGCCTTCGCGGATAAACAGGGTGCCAGTTTCTTCCACAGATTCAATGACCCAGGCGCCGAATACTTCGCCAGCACCGTTCACCAGCGCATAGGCGGCGCCGGTGTCTCCCATCTGCCGCAGCTTGTCGATGGTGCGGCGGTTGCCGAAGTGCTCGGGCGCCTGCAGGCCTGAGAGGGTGATGGTTTCGTCACCGGGGCCGAGGAATTGCCGCGCTGGCCTGGCGCCCACACGGCTATTGCTGGGGTGTCGCCAGGCCGTGCTGCGGCGCAGTTCCTGGTATGCGAGTGTGTCGAGGGCAAAGACGAATTGCCCCAGGGCGGCCATCATGGGCAGTTCTCCTAGTCGATGTCGGCCAGCTGGCTGTAGCGGCGCGACGCGCGGTCACGCTCGCGCCGGTCCAGTTCTGCGGACACGGCGCGGGCGATGGCCTGCGCGTCCTGGCCCGGGGCCGCGTTGATGGTGATGCTGATGGGGCCGCCGCCCGCCGCCGGCGCGGAACCGCTGGCCATGGCCATGGGGGTGGATGCAGCAGCGCCCATGGGCGCCATGGTGATGCCGGCCAGGCCCACGGCCGCCACGCGCGCCAGCGCCTGGCCACGCTCGATGCCCAGGGCCGCGCCCTCGCTGATGTGCTCGCCGTAGCGCATGAACACGCGGGAAGGGGATTGGATCTGCATGGGCTCGGTGAACCAGAGCTTGATGCTCTCGGCCATTCCGCCCATCACTTCCCTGGCTGCATCCCACTTGGCGCGGATGCCCGCAATCAGCCCATCCACCAGGTCACCGCCGGCGGTGAAAAACTTGTCCTTCCATCCCACGATGTCCTGCCACAGTGCATCAGCCCCTCCGGCCACGCTGGCCCACCACTGCGAAACCGCAGTGCTCAGCTGGTCGCAGATGGTCAGGAAGCCGGCCTTCATCTGGTCCCAATTGCGCCATATGAGATAGGCGGCGCCTGCGATCAGGGAAATGGCGATCCCCAGCGGCGAGCCCAGGAGAAACCGCCCCACGAACAGCACCACACGGGCGATTGCCATGATGGCCTTGCCCGCGAAACTGGCTGCCCAGGCCAGTCCGGTGCGGAGAACGCCGGCAACCCAGGCGATAGCCTGTCCGGCCCTGGCCATGGCTCCACTGAGGCCCGCCCAGATCCTGGCCAGCAGGCTCCCGCCAGCAGCGGCTGCAGAGGCGCCGCCGAAGATTCTTGCAAACAGGAATCGCACCAGGGCGCCTTTGGCCAGCAGCAGGCCCAGAGGGATGAGCAGCGCGGTCATTACAGCGCCAAAGCCCAGAAATGCGGCGCCCGTGTACATCACAGCCTTGGTCAGACCCGGGTGCGCCTGCGCGAAATTGGACACAGCCTCAGTCACCGCTGTGACCTTCTCCAACAGTTGGACGTACAGGGGAAGGGCGGCCTCGCCCATGCGCAGATAGAGGTCGTCGCGGCGCTTTTCGAGGTCGATTTCCTTGCCGCGCGGTCCTTCCTTGACCATGCCGTGCAGCGTGTCCACGTTGGCCGCGCGCTCGTTAAGCGCATAGCTCTTGTTGATCATCGCCCGCTGCTGGAACATCGTGGCGAACAGGCCGGCCGCGTTGCGGTTGGAAAAGATGCCGCCGATGGCGTCCAGCACTTCCTTCTCGCTCTTGATGCCCTTGGCATTGAGCGCCGGCACCAGCACGGTTTCCAGCCACTCGAATTGACTGCGCTGGAACACATCGGAGCCCTTGAGCGCCCCAACGCCGAGCTGGGCAATCTGGCCCACCTTGTCGTGCTTGACCTTGGACGGGTCGGCGATCAGGCCCAGCGTATCCAGCATGTTGGCGGCCCGCTTGGTGGTACGGCCCTGGTACAGATTCTGGTAGGCGGACATCATGCCCGTGCCCACGCGGTCGCCGCCCATTTCCTGCACCAGCGGCTCCAGGCGGTAGAAGAATTCCTTCTCGCTGATGCCCTTGGCGGCCACGCCGCCGGTCTTGATGAGGTTGAGCCAGTCTTCGGCGCCGACCCGGCCGCCTGTGGCTGTCAGCACCTGCTGCACCAGGTTGCCGTTGCGCTCGAAGTCCTCCCGGTTGTTGGCGCCGTTGCGCATTTCGATGACCTTGAGCATGTCCATGAACTTGCGCTCGTTGTCAGCGGCATGCTCGCCCCCGAAGGCGGCCTCGTTCGCAAACTTCATCTTGGCCAGGAAGGGGAGCGCATCCTTGGCGTGGTCGAAGTCATTGAAGACTGTCACGGCATCGCGCATCAGCGCCATGTTGTCCGTGGTGCTGGTGCCGTAACTCTTGAAGTTGCGCGCGTAGTCGATGGCCTTGCCGGCGTCTTCGCCTTCCAGGCCCAGGGCGCGGATGCGGATGGCTTCGCCGGCTGCTGTGCGGCTTTGCCCCATCAGGCCGGTGGCCGCATGGGCTGCGCGGCTGGTGGCGTAGTAGCTGCCCATTCCGGCCGCCGCCATGCCGGCGCCCCGGGCTGCCATGCGGCCGGCGCGTTGCCGGGCATCGGTCAGCGCCTGCAGGCGCGTCTTCTGCGCAGCCATGGCGGCCGTGGTGCGCTCCATGTCCGCGCGCAGGCTGCGTTCCTTGGCGGCCAGGCCCGTGGTGGACATTCCTGCCTGCCCCATGCGGTCGCGCAGCCCCTGCAATGCGGCCTGCTGCTGGGCGAATCGGTCTTTCAGTTCGCGCGCCCTGGCCTGGGCCTGGGCCATCTGGCGCGACATCGCTGCCGTCACGTTGCCGGCCGCTGCATGCTCTGCCGCGAGTGCCCGCACCTTGGCGCGCTGCGCGGCCAGTTCGCCGGTCAGCGTGGCGGATGCCTTGTGCGCGTTGCGGAAATTCTTGATGAGGCCCTGCTGGGCCTCCAGCTGCTTGTAGTTGTCGCGCAGGGTCTTGAGCGCGCGCGACGTGGCCGAGCTGCCAGAAACCACGCGCCGCAGCGGCCCGGTCACGCGGTCCACCGCGCTCATGATGACTTCGAGGCGGAGCCTGTCCACGGCGTTCTCCTGCTGCTATTTCTTTGGTGGCGCGTGCACTTCGTTCCAACGCTTGACGGCGCGCTCTCGCCAGTCGATCAGTTCGTCCATCTCCATGGCATACATGGCAGAAGGCGGCCAGTGGAACACCATGGCCAGGTCGGTCATGTAGTCCTCTACACGCCCGCTTGATCCCTGGCCGATGCAGGCAGCAAAAAATTCACAAGCTCCGTTCCCACCTGCAGGACATCGGTAATGTCCATGTCCTTGACTTCATGGGGAACGATGCTGGGATGCGTCACGCGGGGCAGCACCTTGACGATGGCATCGGTGTTCATCTGCATGAGGTCCACCAGAGAGACACCGCGCAGGTCGCCGGTCTGCGGCTTGATGATCTGGATTTTTGCCAGGTCCCCGCCCTCGCGCTTGATGGGCGTTTCCAGCGTCACGGTGACACAAGGGCGTCCGCCCACGGTGTTTTGTGTCGCAGCTTGCGGCTTGTCGGTAACTTCGGTCTTGCCTGTCATGTTGTGTTTCCCCGCGTGAATTTCAAAAAGTAGCGGGCGGGCCGGGTTGGGCGGCGCCGCCCGCAGGTGGTTGCTTGGTTGTGTGATCAGATGCCCAGATCTGCGCGCACGTTGGCCAGGATGTCCTCGCCGTCCACGATGCAGATCATGTTCACAAGGTCAATCTCGAAGTGCACGCGGCCGCCGACGGTCAGCTTGTAGTAGCTCAGTGCATAGGTGTAGTTCTGCTCGGTCATGTCGCCGGCCTTCTGGCTGCCGGCGTCCAGCTTGGCCAGCCGGCCGCGCATGATGGCCTCGCAGGCCTGCGAGCCACTTTCATCGTCACGCGCCAGCGAGCCGGCAAAGCGCAGCATCACGGCATCGTGGCGGCGCGAACCCCATTTGGCGGTCAGGCCATCAAGGAAACCGGCGCCCTTGATCTCGGCTTCCATCTTTTCCTGGCCCATGTCCAGGGCGATCTCGCCATCCATGCCGCCGGCGCGGTAGTCCTCCAGCTTGCGGGACAGCTCGGGCAGCTTCACCTCGGGAACTTCGCCGCGATAGCTCACGCCGTCCACGAACAGCGCGAAGTTGATCAGTTTGCGTGGCAGTGCCATGTGTTGCTCCTGTGCTTACAAGCCGCTGGAAACGCGGTTGGCGAAGTCGAGATAGAAACGGTCGGTGATGCGCTGGCGGAAACCCAGGTCTTCCAGCGGCGGCACGGGCGTGTAGTCGTAGTCGATGAGCAGCTTGCCGGTCTTCAGCGTTTCCGTGCTGTTGACGGTTTCGTCGTACCAGCATTCGCCGCCCAGGATGTAGCTCTGGGAGCGCAGCGTGCGAAAGCGCGAATTGATGCCCTCGATGATGTCCTTCACGATGGACGGATGCAGGGGCTTGTCAACGAACTCGAAGTGCCCCTCCACCATGGTGTCGGCCAGGATGTGGGCCGTGCGCGTGGCGGTTTCAAAGGCGAAGTTCTGCTCGGTGCTGCAGGTACGGTTGCCCCAGAAGCGGAACCCCTGGTGATTGATGAGCGTCGTGACTTTGCCCTCATTGAGCAGGTCGGCGTCTGAGTCCGTGCCCTGCAGATCCCAGTACACGCTGCGGCTGATGCCGGTGGGGCCGTTCAGGGGCACATTGGACAGGCTCTTGTGCCATCCTTGCTCCGCGTCAATGCGAGCGCGCAGGCCCAGGGCATATGCGGTAGCCGGTGCGACGATGCTCTTGTTCTGCACCGTGCTCCAGCGGGTGAATTCCGGCCAGATGAGCATGGTTTCGCGCTTGCCGAAATCGTTCCGGTAGAGCAGGGCCGCGCTCACGTCCTCACACTCCCAGGCCGAGGCATAGACCATTCCGCGCAGCTTTTCGCCGATGGCTGTAAGCGCATCGGCGACGGGCTTGGCGTCCAAGCCCGGCGCGCCCAGGATTCGCGGCTTCACGCCCAGGGTGGCCTGTGCATCCAGTAGAGCCTGCGCGCCGGTCCGCTTGCCGTTGCGGTAGTCGCCCACGGCCTTGCTGATCTGGTCGGCTTGGCGCTCCTCTTCGGTGGCGCCAACCCCGTCAGCAACCCGCACGATGACCATGGCGGGGCGGCATTGCTGCTCGATGGCTTCCAGCGATGGCGCCAGCGTGCCCAAGGTTCCGGCCTTCTCCAACGCACGGCGAATGTCTGTGACGAGCACGGGCGTGTCCAGTGGGAAGAACGCTGCGTCTGCATCGCTGGCCGTGGCCACCATGCCGATGACCGCCGTGGAGACGATGCGCAGGGCGGTGGTGCCGGCGTTCAGTTCGGTGACGCGCACGCCGTGGTGAAAACTTGCTGTGGCCATTGTTGAGCCCCTGAATGTGTTGCTGGTGCGCGGCTCGCGCGAGATGAGCCTATGGTGCTCGGCACCAGCCGCAATTGCCAGAAATGGCCGCTGTCGCTGGGCGTACGACACAAAGACAAAGCCCGCCGAGTGGCGGGCTTGCGGTGTTGGTGCGGGTGGCGCGGCCAGGTCAGGCCGGCAGCTCGTCGGGGCGCGGCGGCGTGTCCGTGATCTGCAGGGCGCGGCCGTCTGCGATCAGGCCCACGGCTTCCAGCAGCTGCACGCCGGCCGCCACGTCCGGGTCGTCCAAGTCGATGAAGCTGGCCAGCTCCTGGTCCTTCAGCGTGCTGCGCAGCTGGGCGGCCTGCATGCGCTCCATGGTGCCGGCCTCTGCGCGGTCTACGGCCGCCCATTCGATGGCGGCGCGCTCGATGCCGGTGAAGCGGCGGCGAAACGCCAGCGGCGTGATGCGCCGGCTGATCTTGGGCGGTGGCACGTCCACCCATTTGGCGCCAGTCCAGCGGCGGCCCAGCACGCTCGTGTCGTATTGGGACAGGCGGTGCATGTCGGCAGCGGTGATTTCCTCGTGGGCTTGCGTCAGCGCCACAGCTACGCCAGATGCATTCAGTTGGGCATAGAAATAGGCGGCCATCATTTGTACTCCACCAACTCCCAAGACACCAAAATATTTGTCGCGTTAATAACCTGATTTCCCCAATCAAACTGTATTTGACTACTGTTGATGAGCTTCGCGTAGGCAAATCGCCCGTATCCATTGCTGACAAATGCCGCACCGCCAATAAAGTGAAGCGATGCTCGCTCCATCGTTACAGGGCTCACATTCACAATTACAGGATTACTGCCCGAAGGCGTTTCCCCACTCATCGACACAACCCCGCGCTGCACGCTCTTTACCGCTCCGGTATTGGCCACTTGGCTGCTCACCCACTGCACGCGGTTGTCCACGGTGGCGATTTCTGTCCGGGCAGCTGCCAGACTTTGATTCAGCGCCGTGATTTCCGCGCGGGCGCGCACCAGGTCACTGCTGATGACCATCTCCATGCCGCTCATGCCTGCACCTCCGATGCGTTGCTGCCGCTGACGCGCCCGGCCACATAGGCCATGGTTTCGGTGCGCGTGCGGCCCCTGTAGTTGGTGGTCACGGTGTTGACCGTGCCGTCTGCGTTGTAGGCCACGGTGGTGGTGGCCAGCTGTCCGTCCACGGTTTCCACGACGGTGGAGACGCGGCCCGAGCCGTCATAGGTGATGACGGTTTTTGATGGGCCGTTGGCGGGGCCCAGGGCCATGTCTTCGGGCTTGAGCACGATGGTCTTGCCGGTCTTGGTGTTGACCTTCTCCACCTTGGTAGCGCCCAAGTCGTTGATGGCCAGGCGAATGAGGCCCAGGCTTTCATCCACCTCCAGGGAGACGGCGCGCCGGGCCACTTCCTCGTCGATGATTTCCAGCGCGCGGATGAGCTTGGGCAGATCCACCTCCAGCGTACTGCCTGGCAGTGGCAGGCCCAGGTGCTCGGTCTGGCCCTGCCCGGTTGCAATGCTGTTGTCGCTCATGGGGCCTCGCTCACAGGATGACGGCGCGCAGGTCGCGCACCTTGGGCCGGGCCGTGGTGGTGCCGGTGAGGGTGAGCCGCAGGCGCAGACTGGTGGTGTTGATGCCCTGCAGCCGGTGCGTGATTTCGATGGAGCCCGCCGTCTGCTGGCTGCTGGACAGGTAGGGCACTTCCTGCCATTGCTGGCTTGCGGCCAGCTGCATGTGGACGGCCACGGCCGCGCCGGCTGGAATGTCGCCCACGAACAGGACGCGCAGATCCGTGCCGCCCGCTGTCGCAATGCTGGGCGTGATGTAGGTGCCAGCGTTGAGCAGGCTTCCGACCAGCAGCAAGGGGGCGGCGTCGAGCACGGCGCCCAGGCCGTTGTCTCCCACGCGCAAGGTGGCGCGTACGCGCACACTGCCGTTGTGGGCCGCCGAAAGCTTGACGGGCTGGCCCACGTCTGCCTCGATGGTCTGCTGCAGGGCGCCGCCAGCGTCCAGCAATTCCAGCGCGTAGCTGATGCGAGCGGTGGGCTCGGGCTGCGAGGCGCCCGCGTTGAGCATCAGTGAGGTGGCATTGGCCACGGCTTGCGTGCCCAGGGTGACGGTTTTGCTGTTTGCGGTGTACTGCACGGCCAGCAGCTCAAAGCGCAGCATGCGGTTGGCGTGCCGCGTGACGATGGCCGAGGCATTGATTTCCAACATCTGGCCCACTTCGGCCTGCGCCGCCGTGACCCAGCCGCCGCCGCCCTGGCTGGCCTCGCCCACCTGGGCCACTTCCAGCGCGGTCTGCGTATCTGCCGCAGAAACGCTGATGGCATAGCCCGTCCTGGCGCGCATCAGCACGGGCGCCGGCCAAGTCACGCGCGTGGCCTGACCGGCCACGTTGATCTGCGCGGGCTCAAGGCGCCGGACCACGGCAGCTATACCGGGCATGCCCGCATCGTCCAGCTCGGACAGCACGACGATGACGGGGCCGCCCACGGCGGCAAAGTGCAGATCCAGGCCCGCGCACTGCAAAGCGGCGGCAGGGGTGACTGTTTGGACGATGGTGCTAGATGACATAGGTGAGGGTCGTGTGGACGGCAGAACGGGCGCCCCATGCGAGGTTTGCCGTTGCTTGCACATACAGTTTTACGGATGCGGCGCCCACGAATTGCGCGCGCCCTATGGTTCCCTGCTCGCCTTCCAATTCCACGGTTTTCGCACCCACTGGAATACCTGCAGGAATGGTGAATTTGCCGTGCAGCACGCCTTGTGCATCCGCCACCAGGCTGCCGCCAGCGGCCGGCGTGGCGGCCACGGGCTGGCCATCGAAGCGCACGGCCTTCAGCGGCTCCATCGGGCGGAAACCGGCAATCTCGAAAGCCACGTCGATGGTGCGCAGCGTGATGCCACTGGTGTCGATCAAATCCGGGTTCACGCCGGGCTTGATGTTGCCCTCTGTCATCCACGTCAATGGGTTGACGTCATGCCCGAAATTCAGGATTACCTCTTTCGGATAGCGCAGCTCTTGCGGGTGCTCCCAGCGGTCCACGGCCGGTATCAGGGTCACGGTGGCGG